GGCTAGGAACGTAAGTTCCTAGCCTACCGTTTTAGGAGGAAAAATGGCACTATCTGATGCCGAAAAGAATGCGCTTAAGGGAATGAACCCGGACGGCTCCCCCATGAACGAGGAGCAGCGAAAGGCTAATAAGGCCAAGGTTGACGCGAAGAACGCTGAGTCGATTAATCAGGACAAGGCCGAGCATGGTGGCCGATCGCTGACTGATCGCAGGACCGAGGGCGACCCTCAGCAGTCCATGGATGACGCCCAGACACGGAACAAGGCGGCCAAGGACCTCACGCCGCAGCAGCGCGAGGAATCCGGCATGACCGGTAATGATGTCTTTGACCCGGGCGATAGCGACGGGGACAAGAAGGCCGTCTCTCCTGACGACGGGAACATGCTTGAGGGAGCCCCGAAGGACCCGGCAGATGTTGACCATTTCAAGGACACCAAGGCGGCTTGGAAGCATCTCACGGATGTTTTCGGCGAGAAGGTTTCCGCGTTGCAGGCGGAACTTGAGAATCGCCTTGGTGAGCAACTAACCCCCACAGATAGGGAGACGGGTAACCCGTTTGCTGGGGACGACGTTCCTGCATCTAAGGAAATGACCTTGGACGATGTGAAACAGGCGGCCGAGAACACGAAGGATGACGCCAAGGCGGTGCTCAAGGGCGTGGGCGACGTTGGTGGCGCGGCCCTTGATCTCGGGGGAGCGGCCGCTAAGGATGCCGGGAATGCTATAGTTGATGGCATGGGGATTGACAGGAAAGCCGCGGCGAGTACTGGAAAGACTCTTGCAGGATTGTCAGGATTGTTTTCTAGTAGTGATTCCGGGAATGATAAGGTTCCTGACTCTAATTGGAAGCCTAAGTCTATTAGCGAACTTTTTAAGGGGAATTGATTATGCCACAGTTGCGTGACGACACTTCAAACATTGATATTCTTAACGCTATTCGTAGCGATGCGCGATATGATTATCAGAACATGGTTCCTGAGGCCACTAAGGCGAACATTCAGGAAACCATTGCGGGAATCATGTCTGATAACATTACTCGCAACGAATTCATGTCATCGCTGGTTAACCGAATTGGTTCCACGATTGTTCGCGATATTTCGTGGAAGAACCCGCTCGCTGTTTTCAAGCAGGGCATGATGAACTTCGGCGACACTATCGAGGAAGTCCACCTTGACTTTATCAAGCCCACCATTTATGAGGAGCAGCGCGACTACCTCGAGCGTGACGTGTTCGGCCAGGCCCCGCCGCCGTCCAAGAGCGCGTTCCACACGATTAACCGCAAGGAGAAGTTCAAGATCACGGTTAACCGCGACGTGCTTCGTCGGGCTTTCCTTTCGGATAATGGTCTCTCTGAGATGATTTCTCAGATTATGGCCGTGGCCGCTTCGTCTGACCAGTGGTCTGAGTTCCTTAGTATGACTAAGTTGTTTAAGACCTTTGATGATAAGTTCGGATTCTATCGGATGCAGATTTCCGATATGAATTCGTTCGAGCCGGATAAGGCTAAGGTTGACGCTGCACTCAAGGCGCTTAGGGTTGCTGCGAATAAGATGCAGTACCCGACGCCCGCGTTTAACTCGGCGGCGGTTCACTCGTTCGCTCGGCCTGAGGACTTGGTGCTTATTGCGACGCCTGAGTTCAAGGCGAACGTTGACGTGACGTCCCTGTCTGCTGCGTTTAACCGTAGCGATGCTGAGGCGCCGTCTCACATCATCACGGTTCCGGGTGAGGCGCTGGGGATGGCTGATACGTCGGCTATTCTGACCAGCAAGCAGTTCTTCGTGATTAAGGATATTCTCCTTGAGAACCGGAGTATTTCTAACCCTGAGGGCCTTTACGACAATTTCTGGCTGCATCACTGGTCGGTTATGAGCGCGTCGCCGTTCACCCCCGCTATTGCGTTCGGCACTAAGCCGAACACGGTTGTGGTGACGCCTAAGGCTGAGACTAATGCCGCGATTACCACACTGCTTGTGACTAAGCCGGATGGTGTTCAGTCGACGATCATGCCGCCTGGGGCGGTGCGCCAGGCGTCTATTCAGTGGAAGACGGCGCCCGCGAACAAGGGTTATGCTACTGACTGGTATCTCAAGAATGCTAAGTCTAAGGGAACGAAGATTTCCAACGACGGCGTTCTCACTATTGGGCCTGATGAGCCTGAGGCGTTCCTCACTCTCGGTGTGAATGTTGACACTAAGGGCGAGGACGGCAATAAGCCGCTCAACAAGGAAATCAGTATTCAGGTTAAGAAGTAATACCTGAATCAATACAGAACCGGGCGTCCACTTGGGCGCCCGGTTCTGCTATGCTTGGACTTGAAGGAGGACGATATGTCAGAGATTTATGCAATGCCGCCTGAGACTCGCGCGGGCTTGTCGTTTGATTATTCTGTATGGTCTGCCGGTAGCGTTATCACGATGGTTAATGTGCCTTTCGATAATACGTATCGGGATATTGTTGACTGGAAGTCGTATGGCCATACACCTTACGCTTATGTTAAGTCTTTTAACAACTTGCATAAGGTTGAGATTAATCAGATGACTTATCTTGCGCAGGGTAAGCCGATTCGTATTCCTACACCTTTCACTAAGGCTAACCAGTACAATTATGTTATGGTTGAGAACCCTGGGCGCCCGGTTAACAACATTGGTTTTGAGGGTTATACGCCTAGTGTGTTTTTCTATTTCATCACCAGTATTGACTATATTGCACCGAACACAACTCAGTTGACACTTCAACTTGATGTTTGGACCACCTATTACCAGCGCATTAACTTTGGGCGTAGTTACCTTGAGCGCGGGCATATGGGGATTGCGGCAACCGATTCTTTCGACAACTACGGCAAGAATTGGTTGACACAGCCTGAGGGTCTGGACATGGGCTCCGAGCACCAAATTATCCGAACCTACCGGCGCATGCTTGCGGATATCACAAATAATGACTACAGTGTCATTGTTACGTCGACTGTCAATCTTGACGTCGAAAATGGATATGGTGATGCAAACAATCCCCGCGTTTCAATGGCTGACCCTAGCAACGCTGAGGGGTTACCCAATGGAGTCGAGATATATGTTTGTACATACAAAGATTTCCGCCAAGGTATGTTGGGTTTAAAAAATTATCCCTGGATCGCGCAAGGGATTGGGTCAATCACGATTGTCCCCAAAGATATTGTTGACTTTGGTGGAACTAAAGTTGACGTCGGGAAAGACAGTGGCACAGGTAAGTGGACGTGGCTAACCAATCATAGCGTATATATTAACCGAAACTATTCACTTACTGATGCCAGTTTTAGGAACGAATTTCTCTCACTACTTCCCAAGGAATATCGGGAACTTAAGAAATTTGTGACGTCACCATATTGCATTGTTGAGTTAACAACGTACTCTGGCAACCCTGTTGAATTTAGACCCGAATCCATTCGTACGGCGGGAATTAATATTAATCAGTATGCACATGTTGCCCCGCCCAATCCTTCATTATTCTTGACCATTCGAGACTACAACACAATCACAGAATCTGTGATTGTTGAGCGTCGCGCTGGCAAGGTGACTAATGAGTATGGTGAAGGTTGGGATATGTGTACTGGTTATACATCACTTCCAACGTTCTCGGCAGTTAACAATTCTGCGCTAAATGCACTTGCTTCGTCAGCACATACTGCGGCGGCTCAGGTGAATAACGCGAAGTGGCAGCAGCAGCGCGCTCAGCGCGCCGCGACGGCGGCGCGTGACGTTGCTAATGCGGGTATTGCCGCGACTCAGGCGGGTGCTGAGAATTCCATGTGGGGTAATTCTGCTATGGCGGATTCTCAGTCGCGTTACAATAACATGCGGGCTACTGTTCAGGCGACTCAAGGCGCCATGACGGCACTCGGCGGCGTTATGGGGCTGAACGGTTCGGCGGCCGGTGCGGGTATTGGTCAGGCGGCTACGGCCGGCGTTAGCGCCATGATTAATAATTCTCAGGCTCAGTCGACGGCTAATATTCAGAATCAGTTGGCTAGTGGTGCTTCGCAGATTTCTCAGCAGCAGCAGAGAACTGTGCGGGATACTAACTATGAACTGGCCCAGTTTGCCGCTAATGGGGACTATGAGGCTGCTATTGCGTCGATTAATGGTCAGCGTCAGGACATGCAGGTTATTCCGCCGTCCGTTGTTGGTCAGACGTCAGGGTATGTGTCTGCCATGGTCTCGAATGGTCTGGTGATTGATGCTAGAATTAGAAGTGTCTCGCCGGCCGCTATGCGTAGTATTGGCGATTTCTGGCTTAGGTATGGGTATTTGATGAATACTTGGATTAAGTTCCCGAAGACACTTAGCCTTATGACCGAGTTTACATATTGGAAGATGGCCGAGTGCTATTTGGTTGACACAACTATCCCTGAGGGATTCAAGGCTAGTGTGCGAGGAATTTTCGAAAAGGGCGTTACCGTCTGGCGTTCCCCTCAGAGAATTGGTAACACCAATGTTCGCAACAATCGAATTGACAAGACAGTTAGGGTGACCCTTAGTGAGTAAAAAGGATTATGTGCTTAACGGTATCTACAAGAAAATCATGGCGTCTCCCCCGTCTTCGTCCGAAGCACGGCAGATGCAGTTGGAGCACATGTACCGGCGCCAGTTAATGGGCAAGTGTCTTTCTCGGTTTACTTGGGAGGGACTACCTAACGGGATTGACCCACGTTTTATTGAAGCAACTATCTTCAATAATGGGTACTCCGTGTTTTATTTCGATAGTTTCTTTGAATTGTTTATGGCAATGCCCGCAACAATTTCGGGGCCACTGGACATTCAGGACAATCCAACTGGATACCGCGTAACCCGAAACGGTGTTTATTCTCGCGAGGTGAGTGCTTCAGATTCGGTGTGTATCTGGGGTAATCAGGTTCGGGAACCTGAAATTGATGTGGTGCTTTCGTATGCTGCACGGCTTGCTCAGATTGACAGAACAATCGAAATTGATCTGCTGAATGAGCGCAACCCGATGATTGTTGCATGTTCGCAGGACCAGCGTCTCACTATCCAGAATCTTATTTCCAAGATTTACGATGGCGAACCTGTCGTGTGGGGTACAGAGAACATGAGCATGGATAATCTCGCCAACACGATTGGTGTGTTCCCGCTTAATCAGAATGCTGGTGCTGGCGCAGTTTCCTCGATCAAGCACATGGAGTCTAAGTCCAAGATTTGGGGCGAAGCACTCACAATGCTCGGGATTATGAACGTGAATTCCGAGAAGCGTGAGCGCATGGTGGTTGAGGAAGCCGCCGCTAATTCTGGGCAGGTGCTTGCGTCTCGTGAGTCTTTTATGAAGCCGCGCGAGTTGGCTTGTGAACAGATTAATGAGAAATTTGGGCTTAACGTGTCATGCTATTGGGCTGTAGACGATAATGCGGCACCGAACCTTAATGATTATCTTGCTAGTTCTAATTTGACAACCTATGGGGGTGACGATGTCAGTAACAACGATAATGCTTCGTGACGTTGTTAAGTTAACCAATGACCATATTGGACTTGATGACTATCCGATTTTCGATGAAGCGTATCGAAAGACTCTGAATGATCGAATTAAGAAGACATATTGGCTTCAAGAGATCGCGCACGAGACAATCGATATATTTGTTTGGCGGCTAAGCCTTAAGATGGAACTGATTATGCCCCGGTATAATCGAATGTATCTGGCTGAACTGCAAAACACAGACCCGCTCGAAGGCAACCGTCACTACAGCGAGACCAGTCAGGACGGCAGGTCCCAGAACTCTGGGATCAACCACCAGACTGGCAGCGGTAGTGGCACCAACAAGTCCAAAGGGCGCACCGTGGGCTCGGACACTCCCCAGACACGGCTTGCTGGCGACGGAGACTATGCTACGAGCATCAGCGACGCGAGCACTGCGGGCGACACTACGTCGCGTAACGAGTCGGATAGCACGTCATCTTC